GCCCCCAGCAGGGCCCCCGCCGATGATGGGGCGCAAGGATGGTGGTAAGGTTTACCCCAAAATGCGCTTTGGGGCAGGCTCTGGTGAAGGCCGCCTTGAGAAAATCCAGAAGTATGGTAAGAACGCATAAGGTGCGCCCTCCCTGCACCTAATCGTGGCCCCCGGCATTCTCCAGATGTGTCGGGGGCCACACCAATGATGAGTGATTAGAATGATACAGACGGCAAGCAGCGTTTTTGAACGTGAGCTTCGAAGGCTGATAAGCGAAGAACGCCATCATATCGCCACCAACCTTGTTGGGGGGCATTCAATCACGTCAATGGAAGAATACCGCGAGGCGGTCGGTAGGATCGCCGCGTTGGACTTGGTCATCGAACTTTGTGATGACGCCCAGACAATCGTCAACAAAACCCTCTGAAGGATTAACCATGCCGCATATGCCCATGTTGCACGAACAAGACCCAAAGCAAACCATCCTAGAAGCACTTGGTGACATTTCTAATGTGGAACTCTTCCACAATCAAGTGCTTTTGGCAACTTATCTTCGGCCAACTAAAACAAAATCTGGCCTGATCTTAACCGACAGCCACGTCGATGAGGACAGATACCAGTCCAAGGTGGGTTTGCTGGTCAAAAAAGGCCCCAAGGCGTTCGAACAGGACGGCACATGGTTTGAGGGCATGGAGTTCCACGAGCATGATTGGCTGATTTTCCGCCCGTCCGAAGGCTGGTCGGTCACCGTAAACAACGTCCTGTGCCGCATTTTCGATGACATCCACATCAAGGGCCGGGTTCAAGACCCCGATGCCGTGTACTAAGGAGCAAAGCGATGGCTGACGACGAAGAATTGGAACTGGAACTGGCCCCAGATGATCAACCAGAGGTTGAAGAGGCCCCGCAGGAAGAGGAACCTGCGTATATCACCGAGCTAAAGCGCCAATTGGAAGCCGAAAAGGCCGCCCGTATCAAAGCGGAACAGCAGGCGCACCAAGCAAACCGTGAAACCTACAAAGCCCGCAGCGAAGTTGACGAAACGAACCTGCAACTGGTGGTCAACGCCATCGACACGGTCAACCGCGACCTTGAACTGCTTGGTCAGGCGAACGTCTATGCCCTGCAAAGCGGCGATTTCTCCCGGGCCAACGAAATTCAACGGCAAATGTCGGCCAAAGAAGCCGAATTGCTCCAGTTGAACAACGGGCGCAAGGCAATGGAAAGCGCCCCGCGCCAACCAGAACCGCAAATGCCCCCGGTGGACCCTGTGGAAGCTTTTGCGTCGCAACTTTCGCCCCGCAGCGCCGATTGGGTTCGCAAGCACCCTGAATTTGTGCGCGATCCGCGCCTGAATTCCAAGATGATCAACGCGCACGGCCTTGTGGTGGCGGATGGCATCCCAATCGACAGCGACGAATACTTTGCGGCGCTTGAAGAAACCCTAAAGGTGACGCCTAAACCCGTCCAGAACGACACCGATGACCAGTTTTCGGCAAAGGTTGTCCGCCGCCGCGATGCAGCCCCTGCCGCTGCGCCTGCAAACCGTGGCGGACAGACAGCAAGCTCCAATGTGGTGCGTCTTACTGCCCAAGAACGCGAAATGGCGGAGATGATGGGAATGAAACCAGAGGAATACGCCAAGAACAAAGTGGCCCTCAAGAAGGAAGGGAAAATGCAATGACACTACGCCCCGAAATGCGACCCAACGCCACCGTTGAAGAAAGCCCGCGCGAGCGCGCAGCCCGCCGTGTGGCAGAACTGCGTGGCCACGACACCGATCTGGGTGATGATGGCAACGACGAATACTACATTGAACTGGGGATCATCCCAGAGGGCTGGTCCTACGAGTGGAAGACCCGCACCATCCTTGGCGCTGAAGACCCCGCACACCAAGTGGCGCTGGCCCGTAAGGGCTGGGAGATCGTCCCCGCATCTCGCCACCCAGAACTGATGCCTATGGGCTACAAGGGCGTGGAGATCACCCGCAAGGGCATGGTGCTGATGGAACGCCCGCTGGAGATCACCCAAGAGGCCAAGAACGCCGAATACCGCAAGGCGCGTATGCAGATGCGCGACAAGGAAGCCCAGTTGACACAGGCCAAGGGCGGCGAATTTGATCGTTCGAACAAGGGCGACCCGCTGGTCAAGATCAACAAGAAGTACGAGGCGATCCCGATCCCAGAATGATTAAGGCCATCACGATCTACAACTACATCGGGCGTCTCCGCAAAGCCATCAGGGCAGAGGGGACGCCCGCCATCCAAGAAGCTTGGGATAAACTGGAACCTCATGTGTCGGTGTTCCTGCCGGACGTTGACAAATCCAAGGACATCCAGTAACAATTTGTCGCTGTCTCGTGGTTGGGACATGCTCTGCGTAGCGGGGCTGGCAGGCCGGAAAGACGGTCAACCAATTTTGTCGGAGTGGCGCAGTGGTAGCGCGTTCGGTTCATACCCGAAAGGCCGGAGGTTCAAATCCTCCCTCCGCAACCAGCATCTTAGGGTCGCGCCCTAGGCCAAACGTCAGGTGGCGTGACAAGCGGGGAGAGTCCTGCACAACCACCTTCTGGTGGGATGAGCAGCGGAAGTTGTAAGCCGCCTTGAGGCCCTTGAGGCCCGCTCGTTCCTCCAGAGGGCGGTATAGCTCAGTTGGTAGAGACATGGTGCGCTGGTTCGATCCCAGCCACCGCCCTCAACTTCAGGTGGAAGCCCACGGTTCGAGTCCGTGCATGGGTCAAGGGAAGACCACCATCCGGCAACCTACCGTATAGTTGGTGACAAGCGGGGAAAGACCCGAACAATTTCCCCCGCTAGACAAACCTACAAATTGCTGTAATATGTAAATCTATCTCCCCCCGGCGTGGGAGACTGAGCAAGTTTTCCCGGTTCTACCTTCGCCCCGGTGCGCGATGATGGACCTCCTGAACACAGGAGTTTCCGACATGGCGAACAACAATACGCCTTTCGGCTTCCGCCAGTACTCTGGCACTGGTTCTGCGCCGACCTATGAACAGGTCGCCGTTGCAATCGTCTATAACGCATCCCCGATCTTCTTTGGCGACCCCGTCGTCAACGACGCAAACGGCTATGTGACCGTTGGCGCTGCCGCTTCGACCGAAGTAACTGGCACCATCGGCGGCATCTTCGTCGGCTGCAAGTACCTGTCGGTTTCGCAAAAGCGCACCGTCTGGTCGAACTACTGGCCGGGTTCGGATGTTGCTTCGACCAGCGTGGTCGAGGGTTACATCGTCAATGACCCGAACGCCAAGTGGGTGGTTCAGTCGGACAGCACGGGCCTGACCCAAGCTGCCGTGAACGCGAACATCAGCTACAACACTGGCGTTGGCAACACCGCGAACGGTATCTCTGGCGCGTTCTTGGGCGCGACCATCAGCACCACCGCGACCCTTCCCTTCCGCGTCATCTCGCTGCTGACCACCCCCCCGGGCGTCAACGGCACTGAAGCGGGTGCCTATAACCTCGCAATCGTTGCGTTCAACAGCGTTGCTACCAAGCAATTGACTGGCGTGTAAGGAGCATAAGAAATGGCTGTTAATCTTTCTGCGATTAAAGACCTTCTGCTCCCCGGCCTGCGCGGGATTGAAGGCAAGTACGAGATGATCCCATCTCAGTACGACAAGATGTTCACCAAGCACAATTCGAAGATGGCGCTGGAACGCACCGCTGAGATGCGCTTCTTGGGCTTCGCACAACTGAAGACCGAAGGCGGCCAGACCTCCTTCGACAACGGTGCTGGCGAACGCTACATCTACAACCAAGAACACGTTGAAATCGGTCTGGGCTACGCGATCACCCGCAAAGCCATCGACGACAACCTGTACAAAACCCAGTTCCAGCCGTCGAACCTCGGTCTGATCGAAAGCTTCCAGCAGACCAAGGAAATCTACGCGGCAAACATCTTCAACACCGCAACGACCTACAACGCGTCCATCGGTGGTGACGGTGTGGCTCTGCTCTCGACCTCGCACCCCATCGACGGTGGCACGGTTGCGAACACGCCCACGACCCAAGTGGAACTGAACGAAGCGACCCTGCTGAACGGCATGATCTCCATTCGTACCAACTTCAAAGATCAGGCAGGCCTGAAGGTCTTCGCCCGTGGCCGGAAGTTGATTGTTCCGCCGCAGTTGGAACCCGTGGCAATTCGTCTGACGAAGACGGAACTGCGCCCCGGCACCGCTGACAACGATGTGAACGCGATCCTGTCCACCGCTGGCGGTCTGCCGGAAGGTTACATGGTCAACGACTTCTTCACTTCGGCATCGGCTTGGTTCCTGCTGACAAACATCGACGGCCTGTCCTACATGGAGCGTGTCAAGTTTGAAACTGACATGCAGGTGGATTTTGTCACAGATAACTTGTTGGTTAAAGGCTATGAGCGTTATAGCTTTGCCTACTACAACTGGCGCGCTGTTTGGGGTTCGACCCCCTCGTAAGCCACCAAACAAAGGGGGGCTTAGGCCCCCCTTTTCTCCTTCTTCTGGGTCTTTCTTCGCCGCCCTGACCGCGCCCAGCGGACCTTGCACAGACAGCGCGGCCACATCGTGCAAAGGAACCCAACATGGGTAAGACTACGTTCACTGGCCCCATTCGTGCGGGCGACATCCTCAACACCTCTGGCACCACTGTCGGCAAAGACGTTAAAAACGTTGGCTCTGCCGTCATGGCGCAGGTATACCCGATCACCCAAGCTGGCACTGCAACCGCGCTGGGCACCACCATTGTACTTCCGGCCAACAGCCACATCTTGAACATCCAGATGGTGGCCACCGCCGCTTGGTCCGGCGCTGCCACGACCATGAGCGTTGGCACCACGGTTACGGCCACGGAATTGGTCGCGCTGACCTCTATTCCTGTGGGCGTCACGGGTTTGACCCCTGGCACTGACGCCACCAAGACCGCCCTGTGGGACGACACCGTCACTGGCGTTCGTATCTGGGTAAAGTCGGCCAACACTGGAACTGGTGTCGGCACCCTGACCGTTCGTTACATCCCAGCGCATGATCTCGCATGATGCGTGTGGGGAATAAGAAGCCCGCAATGAAGGTCAACACCACCGTTTCGGTGGGCAAGCCTTCTAAGACGGAAGATACCAGCGCACACGTCACCTCTGGCAACAAGAATGTCATTGGTGGGCAGAGCGTTCATGGTATGCCTTTGATGTCGGCAGCCGCTGCCAAAGTGAAGTAATAGAGGGGGCCGAAAGGCCCCTTCACCCCTACAGGAGACGCAAATGACCCCCGTTACGATTTCCAAAACAGGCACTGGCCGCAGCACCGTCATTGCGTCCGACAGCTTCCAAAACCCCTTCAATGTCGGCATTGTTGCGACCGTAACTGGCACCGCAACCTTCAACATCGAAATTTCGATGGACGATCCGACCACTGGTACACCCTCGGTCTGGGCCGTTGATGCTGGCTTCTCGGCCAAATCGGCAGCCGCCAATGGTTCCATCACGGTCCCGCACCATGCCCTGTCGATCAACGTCACATCGGGCACTGGCACCGTTACAGCGTACGTTGTACAAGCTGGCATTCGGTAATGGCAAAGACACCTGCTTGGACCCGCAAGGAAGGCCAAGACCCTAAAGGCGGCCTAAACGCAAAGGGCAGGGCGTCCGCAAAGGCTGAAGGTCACAACCTGAAGCCCCCAGCGCCCAACCCAAAAACCGAAAAAGATGCTGCCCGTAAGAAGTCTTTCTGTGCTAGGATGGGTGGCATGGAAGGTCCGATGAAGGACGAAAAAGGCAAGCCCACCCGCAAGGCCCTGTCCTTGAAAGCATGGAAGTGTTGAAAAGATGACCACCAGCGGCACATATGCTTTTAACCCGTCTTTAGGCGAAATTGTTCTGTATGCTTATCAAAACATAGGCATACGGCCAACTTCTGTTTTGCAAGAACACATGGAAAGCGCCAGAATGGCTGCCAACATGATGCTTGCCAGATTTTCAAATCAGGGGGTCAACCTTTGGGCGGTCGATCTGGTCACTGTGCCGCTGGTTGAAGGCCAAGCGACCTACGCCGTGGACGGCAACACCATCATGGTGCTGGACGCCTACACGACCACGGACAGCGGCATTGACCGCGTGATCATGCCGATTTCGCGCACGGAATACGCTTCCTACCCCAACAAGACGCAGCAGGGCTTCCCTACATCGTACTGGTTTGACCGCTTGGTGTCGCCCACGATCACGCTGTGGCCCGTGCCGGACGGTTCCTCGGCCACGATCCTGAAATACTACCGCGTCCGTCAGGTCCAAGACGCCAACCTGCAAAATGGCGAAAATGTCGAAATTCCCTACAGATGGTTGGAAGCCTTTGCGGACGGTCTGGCCTACCGTCTGGCCCGCATCTGGCAACCCCAGATGGCAGTGGCGCTAAAGGGTCAGGCCGACGAAAGCTACCAGATCGCCGCAGAGCAGGATGTGGAAGCCGTCAACACCTACATCAGCCCGATGCTTTCGTCGTATTTCAGATGACAAAGTTTTACGTCTATGAGCATTGGCGTCCTGATCTTGACCTTCCCTTCTATGTTGGGAAGGGCAGTGCGGCTAGGTTTGACCCAAACCGCACCAGAAACAAGCACCACAGCAATATAAAAAACAAGCTCAAGAAGTTTGGAATGTGCGTGGAAGTACGAATGGTTGCATCTGGCCTTTCTGAGGACGATGCGTTGCGCTTGGAAATAGAGCGCATCGCCTTTTGGAAAGAGCGCGGCATTGAACTTTCCAACAAGACCGCTGGCGGTGATGGCCTAAAAAGCCCACCTGAAGACGTGTTGGAAAAAATGCGGGCTGCATCTAAGAAGCGTTGGGCATCACCTGAAGAAAGAGAGAAGCACTCTGCCGCCACAAAAGCTGGTATGGATAACGATGCTGTAAGGGCAAAGTGTTCAGGTGGTCAGGCGGGGAAAAAAGCATCTGCTGAGACGCGGGCAAAAATGTCTGAATCTCAACTTGGTCACGCTGTATCAAAAGAAGCTAGAGAAAAAATATCTAAGGCTCACCTTGGCAATACATACGGATCAAAAACCCGTGGCAAGCCAAGACCCAAGATGTCTGATGACACGAAGGCCAAAATGAGGGATGCTCAACGGGCGCGGCGTGAACGTGAGAAGGGTTTAGCATAATGGCATACGCATCGCGGGCTGGCCGCGCCAGAACAAGCGCCAAGTCTCCCGCTGCCCACGCCATCTGTGATCGGTGTGGGACACGGTACAACCATGTCAACTTGTCGTGGCAGTTTGACTGGGCAGGCGCTGGGCTGATCAACAAGCGCCTTCTGGTGTGCAACAACTGCACCGACACGCCACAGCAACAACTGCGCTCCATCGTGCTGCCCGCCGATCCGCCCGTCATTATGAACGCCCGCCCCGAATACTTCATTCAGGCCGAAACCGACTACCGCATCACGCAGGGCAACACGGTCAACGCCAAGACGGGCATTCCCGTACCGGGCGGGGATTTCCGCGTCACCGAAGACGACAAGAACCGCGTCACGCAGCAGACAGGCTTCGCCAATGGCAGCTTGAACGAACAGCCCGGCACTGATCCTGCCGCGCAAACCGCGCCGCTGGCAACTGAAGCCGATCTGCCGTATGATAACACAACAGTTCCAGAGACAGGTCCGATCTGATGGCAAGCGTTGTACAAATCCCCAACCTCCCTGCTGTAACTGGCTTGGATGGTTCAGAACTCTTTGAGGGTGTGCAGGCCGGATCGTCGGTCAAAATCACCTTGGACCAGATCATCACGGCATCGCGGTCGGGAACACCGCTGACGCTTCCTGTGCCTGTTTCGGTCGGCGGCACGGGCTTGGACACGTTCACGGTTGGCGACATCATGTACGCCTCGGCCACGCAAGAGTTTTCCAAGCTTTCGGACGTTGCCACTGGGAACGCCTTGATCTCTGGTGGGGTCGGCGCTGCGCCTTCCTACGGCAAGATCGGCCTGACCACGCACGTTTCCGGCGTCCTGCCCGTGGCCAATGGCGGCACCAACCAGTCTTCCGCGCTGACCCAGTCTGGCATGGTTTATGCCGACACCACGACATCAATGGCATCGACCGCCGCTGGCACCGCGACACAAGTGCTGCATGGTGGGACAACCCCAAGCTTTAGCGCCGTGTCTCTGACGGCAGACGTGTCTGGCGTCTTGCCGGAAACCAGTGGCGGCACCAATCAGTCGTCCTACACCATCGGGGACATCCTTTACGCCTCGGCCACCAACACCTTGGGCAAGCTTGCAGACGTGGCCACAGGCAACGTCCTGCTTTCGGGTGGTGTTGGGGCCGCGCCGTCTTATGGCAAGGTCAGTCTTGCTACCACCGTGAGCGGAATACTGGGCCCCGGCAATGGTGGCACTGGCCTTTCGTCCTACACCACGGGCGATCTGCTTTACGCTTCGTCGTTCTTGGTCTTGTCCAAACTTTCTGACATTACCGCTGGCAACGCCCTGCTGTCAGGTGGCGTTGGTGTGGCTCCTTTATATGGCAAGGTTGGCTTGACCACACACGTCTCCGGCACCCTGCCTGTTGCCAATGGCGGTACGGGGCAAAACAACGCCCTGACGCAGTACGGCCTGATCTATGGCGGCACAACCACGTCTATGGCGTCTCTGTCCTCGCTTGGCACCACCACGCAGGTGCTGCACGGCAACGCATCTGGCGCACCGACATGGGGCGCGATCAACCTAGCCACGGACACCACTGGCACGTTGCAGCTAACCCAAGGCGGCACAGGCGCAACCAGCGCACCTGCCGCTGCGGCTAACTTGATGGGCTTCACGTCCACGGCCACGGCTGGCGGCACCACGGTCCTGACCAACGCAAGCTCTCAGTACCAACTGTTCACGGGCACATTGGCGCAGACGATCACGCTGCCTGTTACGTCTACACTTATTCAAGGATGGACGCTCCACATCGTCAACAACTCCACGGGGAACCTGACGGTCCAATCTTCCGGCGGCAATTCTGTCTGCTTGATAAGGCCGCAGACGACCGCAATGGTTACTTGTATCGGCACAACACTGACCACCGCAGCCGATTGGGAAGCTGGCTTCACGGATTTCGGCTCGGTGACAGGCACTGGTGGTGCTGTTCTGGAAACATCACCCACGATCACCACGCCGATCCTTAGCGGGAACGTGGGCGCAGGTGGCGCGTCTTACGGTACGTCAGGTCAAGTTCTGACATCCGGCGGTACGGGGGCCAACACCTCTTGGACCGACCCATTGCCCAGCCGTTCAATTTTCAATTCCTCTGGAACATGGACCAAGCCAGCAGGTGCGCGTCTTGTCCTTGTCCGCGTTTGGGGCGCAGGTGGCGGCGGTGCAGGTGGTACTGTCGGGGCTGCGGCAACCCTAAAATACGGCGGTTCCGGCGGTGGTGGCGGGGCGTACTTTGAGAAGTATTTCTACCCCAGCGTTTTGTCGGCAACTGTCACGGTGACTGTTGGAAACGCAGGAACTGGTGGAGCATCCGGCGCGGTTGGCGTTGTCGGCGGGGACTCTTCTTTTGGCGCATACATAGTTGCGGGTGGTGGTGGCGCAGGTGCTATCGCTGGAGGAACTGGTCCTGCTGGAGGTGCTGCGCAAGCTGCGGGTACGGGAGCCGCTAGTATTACCGTTCCAACCCTCACTGCGGGAATTACTAACGGTGGCTCTGCATATTATGGCGGCGGTGGCGGCGCTGGTGGAGGTGAAACTGCGGCTAATGGCCTCCAAGGAGCGTGGAGTGGTGGTCAGTCCAACTACAACGTGGGCGGTTTGGGGGGGTCATCCTCTGCTGGCGCACCTGTTGCTGGCGGCGCAGGTCTATTTGCTGGCTCAGGTGGTGGTGGTGGCGGATCGGCGCAGACGGCAAACGGTGCTGCGGGTGGCGCTGGCGGCTTCCCCGGTGGCGGCGGCGGCGGGGGCGGATCAACCCGCACTGGCTTCTTGGGTGGTGCAGGTGGCGCGGGTGGCGCAGGATATGTGGAGGTTTACACATGGTAAGCGGTTATGCGGTTATTGAAGACGGTGTGGTCAAGAACACGGCCCTTGCTGAAGAAGACTTTGCCGCAGAACAGGGCTGGGTTCTTCTGACCGATGGCGTGACCATTGGGTGGCTGTACGCGGATGGCGTCTTCTCGCCCCCGCCTCCCCCCGCGCCCCCGTCACAGGAAGAACAGGAAGCCAAGCGGGCCGAAGCTTACCGCGTTGAAGCCGACCCGATCTTCTTCTATTGGCAGCGCGGCAAGGCAACGCAACAGGATTGGCTGGACAAGATCGCTGAGATCGAAGCACGGTATCCCTACCCGCAAGCTTAACGCATCCCGTGACAATGGCAGGACCGATCAACTATGGCGTCAATACAAATCCCAAACCTTCCTGCGGTTGTCGGTCTGTCTGGCGAGGAGCTTTTTGAGAGCGTACAGAGCAACACATCGGTCAAGATCAGCCTAAGCCAGATCATTGCCGCCACGGTGCCAGACACGCCCACAACGCTTCCTCTGCCCGTCTACATGGGCGGCACTGGTCTGACGACCTATACCATTGGGGACATCCTCTACGCTTCCGCCACGCAGACCTTTTCTAAACTGGCCGATGTCGCCACGGGCAATGCGCTGATCTCCGGCGGCGTTGGTGCGGCCCCATTGTATGGCAAGATCGGTCTGGCGACACATGTTTCCGGCATCCTGCCTGTTTCAAGTGGCGGGACAGGGCAGGGCAACAGCCTGACCCAATATGGCATGATCTACGCCGACACGACCACCAGCATGGCGTCAACTGGCGCGGGCACGGCAACGCAGGTGATCCACGGCGGCGCAACGCCAAGCTTCAGCGCGGTGTCCCTGACCGCAGATGTTTCTGGCATCCTTCCCGTGGCCAGCGGCGGCACGAACCTTACCACCTACACCAGAGGGGACATTGTTGCGGCATCAGCCAGTGGCGTCTTGTCAAAAATCCCAGACGTGGCTGTCAACAACGCGCTTTTGTCGGGTGGTGTAGGCGCTCTTCCAGCCTATGGAAAAGTGACGCTAACAGGCCATGTTTCCGACATATTGCCAGCCGCCAACGGTGGCACGGGCTTGGATACGTTCACCACGGGCGATCTTCTCTACGCTTCATCGCCCACCGCCTTGTCCAAACTTGCTGATGTTGCCACGGGGAACGTGCTGCTGTCGGGTGGCGCTGGGGGAAACCCTGCTTATGGCAAGGTTGACCTTGCCACCACCGTGAGCGGTACCCTTCCCATGACCGCAGGTGGCACAAACGCGACCAGCAACCTCACGCAATACGGCATGGTTTATCGCGACACCACCAGCGCACTAACGACCACTGGCGCTGGGACATCAACGCAAGTTCTTCACGGGAACGCCGCTGGCGCGCCAACCTTTGGCCCTGTCGTCTTGGGTACCGACATCACCGCTAACTTCTCCCTTGCGCGGGGTGGCACTGGTGTTGCGAGTGGTTCCTCTTCTATTGCTGCATCTTTTGCCGCTGCTGTTCTTTACGGCTTTACCACGACCGCCACGTCAGGTGGTGCGACAACCCTCGACAACACAAGTTCCCAATATCAGCTTTTCACGGGCACTTCAGGTCATACTGTAAGGCTTCCCAATACATCTACCCTCACAACGGGGTGGACGTTCCACATCGTCAACAACTCTACAGTTGCGATAGACGTTAACTCTCAACCCCCGACATCGCTGATCAGCATCCCACCGCAAGTGACAATGATGGTCACTTGCATCTCAACGTCAGGAACAGGTTGGACTGATTGGGAATATGGCTTCACCGACTTTGGCTCGGTAACAGGCACTAGCGGTAAGGTTCTTGCAACATCACCCACAATCACAACCCCCATTCTCAGCGGGAACATCGGCGCTGGTGGCGCAGCATATGGCACATCGGGTCAGGTACTTACGTCAGGCGGCGTAGGCGCTAACCTTGCGTGGGCCGACAAACCGCCCGCTAGAACAATTTTTACGTCTTCCGGCACATGGACCAAGCCTGCCAATGCCAAGTTGGTGCTTGTTCGTGTTTGGGGGGCTGGCGGTGGCGGTGCTGGTGGGCAGGTAGGTGCTGTTTCGACAAACAAATTCGGCGGTCAAGGCGGCGGCGGTGGCGGATATTTTGAGAAGTATTTCTACCCAAGCGTTCTTTCAGCAACGGTCACTGTGACCGTAGGAACGGCTGGTACAGGTGGAGCTTCTGCTACTGTTGGTGTTGCTGGCGGCTCATCTTCCTTTGGTGCTTATGTTGTTGCAGGCGGCGGCGCAGGCGGGGCCACTAATGGTGGAAGCAACAGCAACACTGGCGATGCTCAAGCGGCTGGAACAGGTGCTTCTACCCTTACTACCATAGTTCTAACGGGTGGCGCTGGTTCCTCTGCTGCTTATTACGGCGGTGGCGGCGGTTCCATCACTACAAACA